GCTGATATTCCTGTAGAAGAATGGCCCGTGCCTATGGATGTATACAATGCACAGCCTTGGGATTGTCCCTCACATACTCATGCTGTTTATAGTTTAGATAGAGCAACTCCATGTCCCTGGTTAGCTAAGATAGAAGGTAAATTTTACCCAGCTAAATATTTGTTTACAGTTGATTATACTGACAGCGAAATAGCAGATGATCCAGCACAGCATAAACAAAGTCATGTAATGTATTTGTTAGATGCTGGTAAATGGACAGGTAATATCGTGGCATTGCCAAACAACAGAGTTCGTGTTACACATCCAGCATGGTTTGAAACAGGTGAAGGTGCACCAGATTTTTTACCTTCACAGCATATACATTATTCAAAATCTGATTTAGACTATACATTAGATGTAAATAAAATTTTTGATAATTTGTATAATGAGGATTAAATGGCAACTTCGGATTCAAGAGACTTTGATTTAGATGTAGGCGAGATTGTAGAGGAAGCATATGAAAGATGCGGTCTTGAGGTTAGAACAGGTTATGATGCAAGAACAGCTAGACGTTCTCTTAACATCATGTTCTCTGAATGGGCGAACAGAGGACTTAACTTATGGACAGTAAATTCAGCAACACAAGCTCTTACAGAAGGAACCTCTAGTTATACTTTTACTGCTGAGTATACAGATTTGTTAGAAGTCGTGCTTAGAAGAAGTGGCACAGATTTTAGCATGTCAAAGATATCAAGAGGTGAGTACTTAAATTTACCAATAAAAACTCAAAAGGGTAGACCAACACAGTATTATTTTGATAGACAGATAACTCCTAAAATATTCTTATGGCCTACTCCAGAGAATAGCACAGATACATTAGAGTATTTCTATGTTAGAAGAATACAAGATGCAGATACTTTACAAAACACATCAGATGTTCCTTTTCGTTTTCTACCTTGCATGGTAGCAGGTCTTTCTTACTATCTGTCAATAAAACGTGCACCAGAAAGAACACAATTACTAAAAGCAGTGTATGAAGAAGAGTTTCAAAGAGCAGCAGCCGAGGATGAAGATAGAGTGGCACTTAATTTAACACCAGATATCAAATACTTGAGAGTTTAATGGGACGATTTGCAACAGGCAAAAACTCATACGGCATATCAGATAGATCTGGATTTCGTTATCGTTTACGAGATATGAGAAAAGAGTGGAATGGCTTGTTGGTAGGTAAAGATGAGTTTGAACCTAAACATCCACAAATAGATTTAAGAGTAAAGACAGCAGATGCTGAAGCCATAAAGGATGCTAGACCAGATAGAGATGAACCTTCTGTTTCTGTGATTCTATCACATAATCCTTTTAAAACTGGCACGGGTGGTAGCAATCCAACAACAGTTACAGTAACAGAACGAGCACATGGAAGATCTGCATCTGATACTGTTAGATTTAGAAACGTAGCACCCTTTGATGGTATCTCAAGTTCTACCATGCAAGGTTCATCTGGCTTTACAATACAATCTGTGGTAGATACAAATAGGTATACTATAAGCGTAAGTGCTACAGCTACTTTAGGAAATATTACGGGCGGTGGCGGTATAGCTTCTGCTGGACCCGTGACGTTGGAGAGTTAAATGAGTTACACATTAACAACATTGAAGAGTGCAATTCAAGATTATACTGAAAACACTGAAACAACCTTTGTGTCTCATTTAAGAGATTTTATTAGATCAACAGAAAATAGATTATTCAAAATGATTGATTTTGAATACTTTAGAAAAAATGTAACAAGTGCTACAACATCCTCTGACAGGTTTTTATCTGTTCCAACTGATTACTTAGCATCATTTAGTTTATCTATAACAAACTCCAGCAATATAGAGTTTTTATTAGAAAAGGATGTAAACTTTATACAAGAGTACAATCCTAATAGCTCTACAACTGGTGCACCAAAGTATTATGCACGATTTGATGTGGATAATTTTATACTCGCACCAACACCTAACAGTAACTATTCTGTAGAATTACACTACTACTATAAACCAACAAGTTTAGCAGATAGCACGATTGAACTAACAGTTGCATCTTCATCTAGTCTTGCTGTCAATGAAGTTATAACTGGTGCATCTAGTGGTGCTACGGCTACTATTCAAAGCAAAAACGATAGTACAAATAAGTTAACAATTATTGTACCTACAACAGCGTTTACAAGTGGTGAGACAGTTACTGGCGGTACAACTGGTGCATCTTCTGCGATATCTGCAATATCAAGTGATACAACAACAACCTGGTTAAGTAAGAATGCATTGAACGCAATGCTTTACGGATCGCTTTCAGAAGCGTATATTTTTATGAAAGGTGAAGCAGATATAATGCAATTATATGAAAGAAGATTTATGGAAGAAGTAAGTAGATTAAAAGATTTAGGTGAGGCTAGGGAAAATGCTGATGCTTATAGGCAAGGATTACCTAGAAGAGCAAGGACATAGGAGATAAATTATGGCAACCTCAAATGCAGCAACCAACTATTTAGAGAGAAGATTATTACATTTTTTATTTAAAAATAATTCTCTTAGTTTCTCAAGTCCAGGTGACAGTATATATGTTGGACTATGTACAGCAGTATCTGCGGCTGAAACAGGTTCAGTAACAGAAGCAAGTTTTGGTGGATATGCTAGACAACAAGTAGCAGCAGCTAGTTGGACAACAATAGGTGCTGACTCAACAGATACACAGACAGCAAAGAATACAAGTGCGATTGAGTTTCCTGCAAAGACAGACAGTGGCAACGTCACAATAACTCATGTGATTATCGCAGACGCAAGTTCAAGTGGTAACATACTGTTTGTAGGTGCTTTGGATGCAAGTAAAACTCTTGCACAAAATGACATATTTAGAATAAACGCAACAAACTTGAGCATTGAGTTGAAGTAATGGCTTTAGAGATACATGATAGAGTAAAAGAAACTACAACTACAACAGGCACTGGAACATACACGTTAGCTGGTGCTGTAACTGGTTTTGAGACTTTTACTGCTAATCTTGATAATGGCGATACAACTTACTATTGTTGCACTGACAATACTGACTTTGAAATTGGTATTGGTACATTTACATCTTCTGGAACTACGTTAGCCCGAACAACTGTTCTGGCTAGTTCTAACTCAAATAGTGCTGTAAACTGGTCATCTGGTACAAGAACTATATTTATGACATATCCTGCTGATAAAGCAGTGTTTGAAGATGCAAGTGGTCATGTATCTATACCACATGATTTGTTTATTGCAGGTGGTCTAATTGATCTTAAAAATGATGGTGGTGCTGTATCACAGATTAAGTTCTATTGTGAAAGTTCAAACGCTCATGCACAAACTCTTATTGGTGCACCACACTCAGAAAGTGCATCAAATACTTTAACACTACCTAGTTCTGGTGGTAGTTCTAAATTATTGTCAGCAACCTCAACTGCTACAGTTACAAACAAAAGTATAGATTCTGACAACAATACAATAACAAACATTGTTAACGCTGATATTAAATCGAGTGCAGCGATTGCTGATACTAAACTTGATACAATATCCACAGCAGGTAAAGTTGCTATCAGTGCATTAGATATTGATGGTGGAACAGATATAGGTGCTGCTCTTGCAGATGCAGATGAGATTATAGTTGACGATGGTGGAGGTGGCACAAACAGACGTGCTGATATGAGCCGTGTAAAAACATACATAGCTGATGTAACTCTTACAACAGCCGCACAAACTAATATTACATCATTAGGAACATTAACAGCTTTGACAGTTGATAATGTAGCTATAAACGGCACGACTATAGGACATACAGATGACACTGATTTAATGACAGTTGCTGATGGTGTTTTGACAGTTGCTGGTGAGGTAGATGCAACAAGTTTAGATATTAGTGGTGACGCTGATATAGATGGTACACTTGAAGCTGATGCCATAACAGTCAATGGTACAGCACTTAACACTGTGATTGCAGGAGTGACAGTTACAAATGCAACAAACTCTGCTCATGTTTTAGTTACAGATAACGAAAGTACAAACGAAGAAAACTTAATTACTTTTGTAGAAGATGCTACCACAAGCACAGGCAATGTTGGTTTGGAGATGGATGGTAATTTCTCTTACAATCCAAGCACAGGAACTGTAACAGCCACAATATTTAAAGGTAACATAGATGCCGTTGATGGTGACTTTGACGGAACATTAGAAGCAGATGCGATTACTGTAAACGGCACTGCATTAAACACAGTCATTGCTGACGAAGCAACAGCATTAGCAATAGCGTTAGGATAAGATATGGCAAATACATTTAAGGTGGTTACTAAAGCAGGAGTTACATCAGAAGATATTATATACACTGTAGCAGGATCAACAACAACAGTTATATTAGGTTTAGTTTTAGGTAACACAACAACAAGTCAAACTACTGTAACAGTCACATTGTCGTCAAATACAGGCAGTAGAGCAGGTGGCAATGATGAAGCAAACCAAGATGTAGAGTTAGTAACCAATGCACCAATTCCAGCAGGATCGTCATTGGAGATGTTAGCAGGAAATAAAGTTGTTATGGAAACAACAGACTTATTAAAAGTTACAGGAAGTGGTGCAACAGATGTTTGCTTGTCTATTATGGAGATCACTTAATGCCGTATTTAGGTAATACACCCTCAACAAGTTTTGCGACAGTCGTTAAAGATAGTTTTAATGGTGGTAGCACAGCGTATACTTTATCTAAGGTTGCTACGACTAACTCTGTATCTGTGTTTGTTGAGAACGTAAGACAAGAGCCTACAACAGCTTATTCAGTCAGTGGTACAACTTTAACATTTACTGCCAGCACACCTTCAGGCACAGGTAACATCTACGTTCTTCACATGAACCCAACAACAACGACTACGCATCCTGCGGCTCAAAATCTTACAGCCGTAAACGGAACTTTGACAGGAACATTAGCTGTAACAGGCACAAGCACATTGACAGGAAATGTAACAGCTTCAGCAGATGTTTCTGTAGGAGATGATTTAAGTCTTGCATCTGATGGTGCTATAATTAATTTTGGTGCTGATAGTGACGTAACACTTACTCATGTTCATAATACAGGATTAAGTTTAAATACTAATTTAACTGTAACAAGAGCAGACAATGACACACAATTAACACTTATATCGACAGATACTGATGCTAATGTTGGGCCTACTTTAGATATGAAAAGA